GGCACTCATACTCGATACACCGATGGGTAAAATTGTGAAAGGACTCGTTGAAGGTGGAGTGAAGTTGGGTGTCTCTAGTCGTGGTATGGGAACAGTCGAGATGAAAGATGGTGTGAGTCGCGTTAATAACGACTTCGTGCTTTCTACAGTTGACATCGTTCAAGACCCCTCCGCTCCCGGTGCCTTTGTAAATGGCATCATGGAAGGCGTGGACTGGGTTTGGGACAACGGAAAACTGACTGCTCGACAAATTGAAGAATACGAGACTGAGATCAAGAAGGCTCCTTCGGCACAGCTTGCTGAAGCGCAAAAAAACGTCTTCGAAGATTTCCTCTCAAAACTCTAATCAGAAAGAAGTATACTAACATGGAAGAAAAAGAAAACCCTGTTGAGGAAGAGCTTCAGAATGATGCAGAACTTGTTGAGGAAACAACTGAAGAAACTGCGTCTATCGAAGAAGCCAAGAAAGATGTAGAAGAAAAGACAGCCAAGGTCGAAGTTGCTCATGAAGATGAGGAAGAAGGCGACGGCGAAGCTGGTGAGGAAGAAGAGGAAGAAGAAGAAGTCTCTGAAGCCAAGAAGTCTGTGAAAGAAATGGAGCATGGCGACGAGGAAGAAGAGGAAGAAGAAGAAGAAGAACTGAAGGCTTCTTATAAGGAAGATCTTGATGTTCTTGTTAACTCCACTGAAGGTCTCACTGAGGACTTCAAGGATAAAGCCTCTGTCATCTTTGAAGCTGCCTTCACTTCCAAGCTTCGTGAAGCCACTGAGAAGTTGGAGTCTGAGTATGAAGTGAAACTGACTGAAGAAACTGAATCCATTCGCACCGACCTTGCCGAGAAGGTTAACTCCTATCTCGACTACGTTGTCACTGAATGGGTCAAGGAGAATGAAGTTGCTATTGATGCTGGTCTTCGCTCCGAATTGACTGAAGACTTCATGTCTGCTCTGAAGACTGTCTTTACAGAAAATTACATCGAAGTGCCTGAGTCCAAAGTCGATCTCTATGAAGAGGTTGAAAACAAGGCTATTGAACTCGAAAGTCAACTGCAAGAAAGCACTAGTGTTGTTGCCGAACTCATGGAACAGGTTGAGAAACTCTCTCGCGAGAAGATTCTCTCTGAAGCGTCCGAAAATCTTGCAACTACACAGAGTGTCAAGCTTGCTTGCCTTGTTGAAGATGTAGAGTTTGTTGATGCTGATACCTTCGCCAAGAAGGTTAAGACCATCAAGGAATCCTATTTCTCAAACAAGTCTGAAGAAAAAGAATTGAATGAAGGTAACGATGAGATCATTGAGACTAAGCAAATCATTGAAGGCGAAGAAAAGAAAGACATCACTGATGGGCTTTCTCCCGAGATGAAACAGTATCATGATTCACTGAGTCGTTTGTTCAAATAATTAAAAACCCAAACCGTAAACTACTAGAAAGATCCAAAAAAATGTTTAATTCACAAACAAATATCGAAAAATGGAAGTCCATCCTTGAGCATCCCGAAGCTCCTGCTATCAAGGATGCACATCGTATGGCTGTTACTGCACAGCTTCTCGAAAACACTGAAGTTGAATCCCGCAAGCAATCTGCTGCGCTTTCTAACTTCATCACTGAAGAAAGCGGAACAGGAACAGTTGCTTCTTCTGCTGCAAACGGCGACCCCGTTCTCATTAGCCTCGTTCGTCGCGCCATGCCTTCTTTGATTGCTTATGATGTCTGTGGTGTCCAGCCCATGACTGGTCCTACAGGTCTCATCTTTGCAATGAAGGCTCGCTATAACGAATCCGATTCCGCTGGAGCCGCTGGAGCCGTTACCACTGGTGACACTGAAGCTCTCTTCAATGTTGCTGATAAGACATTCTCTGGCGACGACTCTGGCGCTGGTGAAACTACAGCTTTCGCTGAAGGTGACATCACTGCCAACATGGGTTTCACAATCGAGAAATGCACAGTTACTGCTAAGACTCGCGCCCTGAAGGCTGAATACACAATGGAACTCGCTCAGGATCTCAAGGCTGTTCATGGTCTTGATGCCGAAAGCGAACTCGCCAATATTCTCTCTCAGGAGATTCTTGCTGAAATCAACAGAGAAATTATTGGTGAACTCGACTATGCTGCCAAGCCCGGTGCCCAGCAGACTGGTCTCTCCACTACTGGTATCTTCGACCTTGCTATCGATGCTGATGGTCGTTGGGCTATTGAGAAGTTCCAAGCCCTGTTGTTCCAGTTGGACCTTGAAGCCAACACAATCTTCAGTCAGACACGCCGTGGTAAGGGTAACCTCGCCATCGTTCACGCTGATGTTGCTTCCGCTCTTGCCGCTACTGGTAAGCTCGACAGCACTGGTGTTGGTTCCAATGTTACTTCCGACTACGGTCAGAACACACTCGTTGGTTCCATTGGTAACATGAAGATCTACGTTGACCCTTACGCCTCTGCTGGTGTTGTCAATGTTGGTTATCGTGGTAGCAATCCTTACGATGCTGGTTTCTTCTATGCTCCTTACGTTCCTTTGACAATGGTCAAAGGCATTGGTGAAGAAAACTTCCAGCCTCGTATTGCCTTCAAGACCCGTTATGGCATTGCTCATAATCCTCTTGTTGCTGGAACTGTTGCTACTGGCGCTTCTGCTGGTGATGACAATCCTTACTACCGTCGATTCGTTGTTGAGAACATCAACATCTCTGATCCTTCCTAATCTTAGGATAGGTAAGTAAGTAAACTCATGGGAGTCCTCGAAAGGGGACTCCCTTTTTTTATAAATACTTCATATGGCAGATAGCACACTCACAGATAACTTCAATTTGCTTTCACCAACTGGATTCAAGTTGGGGATTGATTTCACTAAGTATGCGAATGTTGAATACTTCCTGACCAGTTTCACTATTCCAGATCTCTCGCTTGGTGAAGTTGCTACTTCCTACAGAGGCAACATTGGATATATTCCCGGTGAAAGAGTAGAGTATGGCACCATGAGTTGTCGCTTCATGATTGATGAGAGCATGAAGAACTACAGTGAGATCTACAATTGGATTCAAAATAACGTCACTAAGAAAAGCATCACTGTTTCTGATATGATTCTTACGGTCCTTACCAGCCACAACAATATAAACAAGCAGTTTCAGTTTCTGAATGCATTCCCTACAACACTGAGTGGTGTTGAGTTCTCTACTCAAACCCAAGATGTTGAGTATCTTCAAGCAGACGTTACCTTTCGCTATGACCGTTTTGCTATCCTATAGATAATACTATATGACCCTAAATGAGATTCTTGATATGTGGGAGAAGGACTCCCAGATTGACAATATCAACCTAGACGAAACGTCCATCAAGTCCGCAAAACTTCATGCGAAGTATCTGTCTCTTCTCAGCACTGCAAAATTGAATTTGAAAAAGAAGCAGATGGAATTCGATTCCTCAAAGAAGGACAAGTGGCTTTACTTTGAAGGGAAGATGACCAAGACTGACATTGAGGAAAGAGGATGGAAGTATGATCCCTTTGATGGTATGACCAAACCACTCAAGACAAACATGGATCATTACTACAAGACTGACCCCGAACTCACTAAGATTGAATCTCAGATTGAGTATCAAAAAGTTATCATCGATACTCTGATTGATATCATGGACAACATCAAGTGGCGTCACCAGAATATCCGAAATATAATCGATTGGAAGAAGTTTACTGCTGGTGCCTAACTAATGATGATGTAACCTTCTGATTTCCATCTTTTGATGATTTCAAGAACCATTTCATGGATATCAAGTGCGGGATTCGCTTTGTTTCTTCTGTAGGCTTCTTCGTAAATCTCTCGTAGTCTTACAGTTTTCTTCACGCTAGATATTTATAATGATTGAAGTCCATAAGAGAAACGAAGCCTTTGTCATGCTTGAATGCGATGACCAAGGGATTCTTATGGAGATTGCTGACCACTACACTTTCTATGCACCGGGATACAAATTTGTTCCTTCGTTTCGAAACAAGATCTGGGATGGCAAGATACGAATCTTCAATCGAGTCAATGGTATCCTCCCCTATGGTCTGGTGAATGACCTTATTCGTTTCTCTGAGACTCAGGGATACAAACTCAAGGTTAATGAGAACATCTTTCCACCAGAACCAGATACTCCGCATCTTGAAACGCAATTGCCATTTCAACCAAGAGACTATCAGATTCAGGCTTGGCATCATGGAGTGGTGAAGCGTAGGGCAATCCTTGTCTCACCAACAGGTTCTGGTAAGTCTTTAATCATCTATCTGCTGATGCGTTACTTTCTTGCTACAGAGGAAGACAAGTTTCTTATCGTGGTTCCAACTACATCACTGGTTGAACAGATGTATAAGGACTTTCAAGATTACTCAAAGGTGAATGGATTTCCCGTCTCAGAGAATGTTCATCGTATCTACTCAGGCAAAGACAAAATCATGTTTGAGCAGAGAGTTGTTATCACTACATGGCAATCAGCAATCCTATGCCCACCAGATTGGTTTAGCCAGTTTGGTGGAGTTGTTGGTGATGAAGCGCATACCTTCAAGGCAAAGTCATTGAACAAGATTATGGGGATGCTGGAGAATGCTTCTTATCGTATTGGGACAACAGGAACACTAGATGGAACCAAGGTGCATGAACTTGTCCTGACTGGTCACTTTGGCGATCCTTATCATGTCACTTCTACAAAGGAGTTAATTGAAAATGACACACTGGCACAGCTCAAGGTATCCTGCCTTGTGCTCAAGTATTCAGATGAAGTAAGAAAGGCATTTGGTAAGAAGAAGTATCAGGAGGAGATTGACTTTCTGGTGAGTAATGAGGTAAGGAATCGTTTCATCTGCAATCTGACACTTGATCAGACTGGTAACTCATTGGTCCTTTACAACCTTGTTGCCAAACATGGTAAACCTTTGTTTGAACAACTTCAGGCAAGAGCAGGAGATCGTAAAGTGTTCTTTGTATCAGGTGCGGTATCGGTAGACCAGAGAGAACGTATTCGTGAAATCACTGAGCAAGAAACCAATGCCATCATTGTTGCATCAATGGGAACCTTCTCTACTGGAATCAATATACGAAACCTAAATAACATTGTGTTTGCTGCACCAACGAAATCTCAGATACGTGTGCTACAGTCAATTGGTCGTGGACTTCGAAAAGGAAACCAAGGTAAACCAACTAAGGTTTACGATATCAGTGACAACCTAAGCTGGAAACGAAGAAAGAACTACACTATGAATCATGCCGTGGAAAGAGTTAAGATCTACGAGAAACAAAACTTTGATTTTTCAATCTTTGAAGTGGAGGTAAACCAATGATATACGATGATGATGCTTTAGATGCTCTTGTCATTTGTGTCTACACACTAGTGGATGGGTCAAGAGTGATTGGTGAAGAGGTTGATTACAACTACAGCAATGGTTACATTGAAGTCTATGGCGTAATGGAATTCTTGGAAAGAGACTTTAAGACAAGGTTAGTGCCATACGTTCCAGAGAACATGGATACTACCTTCATCTTTCATGAGAGAAATATCATAAGTAGGTCAGATGCTACAATTAACCTTAAAAGAAGTTACTTTGCAACACTCGTCCTTTATCAAAAGGCACTTGAAGAAGATACAAAGAACATCAATGATGCTATTGATGACCTTTTCAATTCCTTTAGTCCACTTGATACTGGAGGTTTTGAAAATTTCTCAAGGAATTGAACTTCTCCTTTTCTGCTGAACGCAAATCAATTATAAACCAATTGTCAATACTTGTCAACCCCCCTGAACAGGCACACTACTGAGTCGGTTGACTTCAAAAATTAACTGTGATAGACTTGTTGGAATGAGTAGAGAAAAACCGAATCATTATGTGAACAATAAAGACTTTTCGAGTGCAGTTGTTGAGTATGTCAATTCGGTGAATGCCGCAAAGGGCATAGATGGGACCATCCCGATTGTCACTGAATACATTGGAACTTGCTTCCTCAAGATTGCAGAAGGTCTTTCCCATAAACCCAACTTCTCCTGCTACACCTACCGTGATGAAATGGTCAGTGATGCCGTGGAGAATTGCATTAAGGCAATCAACAACTACGATGTGACCAAGACTACTCGCACTGGTAATCCCAATGCCTTTGCCTACTTCACTCAGATTTCCTATTACGCATTTCTTCGTCGTATTGCAAAGGAGAAGAAGCATCAGGATATCAAGGAACTCTACAAGGAACATGCTGGCATCGAGAACTTTGGTGACTTTGATGGTGATATGGTTCAGGGACAGGGTATCGTAGAACGTCTTCGCTCCCGTGCTGATAAGATTCGTGATAGGGATTCCAAGATCAAGGAGTTTGGAAAGAAGGTTCGTAAGAAAAAGAAACTCGCTTCCAATGAGAACACCCTTGAGCCTTTCATGAAATGATTATCTCCATCTTTGGACAACCGGGGTCGGGTAAGACCACTCCATGAACTGCTTGAATACTTCATATGCAAAGTAACAAAGTTGCAATCCTGAATGACACACACTCTGGTGTAAAGAACGGAAGTGACATCTTCCTTGATTACATGGAGAAGTTCTATTGTGATGTCTTCTTTCCTTACTGTGAGGAGAATGGCATCAAGACCATCCTTCATCTGGGCGATTACTTTGAGCATCGCAAGTTTGTCAACTACAAGGTGCTGAAACGGAATCGTGAGATGTTCATAGACCAACTTGAAAGACTTGGTATCACGATGCATATCGTTCCCGGTAACCATGATGTCTACTGGAAGAATACCAATGACCTTTGCTCACTAACAGAGCAGTTGGTTCATTACGATTGCATCAAGGTTCACATGGAGCCAGCAATCCTTCACTTTGATTCTGGTCTGGATGTGGCAATGCTCCCTTGGATTACCGAAGACAATCAGGAGCAATGCATGGAGTTTGTCAAGACTGCTGCTGCTCCTATCCTGATGGGTCATCTTGAACTTGAAGGATTTAAGTATCTTGGTAATGCAGATATCAAAAGTCATGGCATGGATCATAAACTCTTTTCTCGTTACGAGATGGTCCTGAGTGGTCACTATCACACTGCGAGTGAGAAGGACAATGTGAAGTATCTGGGGACACAATATCAGTTGACATGGAGTGATGCCGTTGATGAGAAAGCATTTCATGTCTTGGACACTGAGACACGTTCCTTAGAAAGAATTGTAAATCCACATCGTTTGTTTCATCGAGTTGAATTTGATGATTCGAAAACGCAACCCGTTCCGCCTTCAGATGAAATCAAGAACTGCTTTGTGAAGGTGGTAGTGGTCAATAAGAAAGACCCGTTTCAGTTTGACAAGTTTATAGATACAATACAGTCGCATGAGCCATTTGATCTTAAAATCATTGAGAGCTTTGAAGAGTTCACGGGTGATTCCATTTCGGATACTTCAGTCTCACTTGAGGATACCTCAACATTGCTGGACTCCTACGTGGATGCAATTGAGACGGATCTCGACAAGGAGAGAATCAAGGCGATCCTCCAGTCCTTCTACAATGAGGCACAGACACTTGATGCTGCATAATGATTTGCTTTAAATCTATACAATACAAAAACTTCCTAAGCACTGGCGATACACCAACACGAATCAATCTTGAGGCATTCCGTTCCTCTCTGGTGATTGGTTCCAATGGTTCCGGTAAATCCACTATGCTGGATGCATTGAGTTTTGCACTGTTTGGGAAACCTCACCGCAACATCAATAAGCCTCAACTGCTGAACAGCATCAACCAAAAGAAGTGTGAAGTTCAAGTTGAGTTTTCTGTTGGTGGTGCGGAATACAAAGTTGTTCGTGGTATCAAGCCAAACACTTTTGAAATATGGTTGAACGGCAAACTGATGAATCAGGAATCGCATTCACGGGATTACCAGAAGGTGCTGGAAACGAATATCTTGAAATTGAATCACAAGACCTTTCATCAGGTGGTTGTTCTTGGTTCAAGTAGCTTCGTTCCATTCATGCAGTTGTCTGCAAATGCCAGAAGAGAAGTCATTGAAGACCTTCTGGATATTGGTATCTTCACAAAGATGAATGGATTGGTAAAGGAGCGCAACCTTGATCTACGTGGTAAGATTGATGGTCTGGAAACAAAGATTGCAAACCTCAAGAGTCGCATATCACTTCAATCTGAGCATATTCAAGAATTGATGGGGATTGATGCCCAGAAGGTTCAGGAGTATGAGTCTGATATTCAGGAACTAACACAAAACATCATCAAGCTCAATGAGGAGACTGCCAAGCATACAAAGAAGTATGATGCCTGTTGGGATTCTGCTTTGAAGGAGATTGAAAGACTCAGTGATATTTCCAAGGGATTGTCCGAAGAGCGTGTTGAGTTGAAGCACAAGGCAAAAGATATTGCCAATAAAGCACAAACCTATGAGGGTAAATCAGAGTGTCATACTTGTGGTCAAAAGATTGAAGAATCGTTTCGTGAATCACGAATGAAAGAATTGAGAGAATCTGCAAGAGAAATCCAAGCTCAAACGGAATC